CGCGTTGCGCTTCTCTGCGAGGGTGTCTGAATATGACATTAGGTTTTCCTTTGTGGGTTTATTGGTTTGTGTTTTCCAAAGTGACCTACGAAGTGAACCGTGTTCGGCTTCTGGTCGGCTGTGCTATTTGTAACGAGCAATTTCAATCTGGCGTTTGCGCAGACTGAGTGTGTTCGTCGGAATGATGGTAGCAACATCTTGTTTGGCGCGCAACTCTGCAACGGTACTTTCGTATGCAGGGAAAGTAACTACTGAAACATCAAACAATTGCACCTCGCGTAGTTCGCGTGTACGACGATCATCTGACCAATTATCTTTGACAGTGCGAAATGCGAAACTCATTTGGCTTATGTCACCACGACGCAATGCAGATATTAAACGAGCAGCATCAGGGTTCATTGGGTCAAGATCTGATTCAACTAGAAGTCCGCGATCATCTTCGGTAAGGACAAGGGTGCCTGACTTGGTACGCGCTAGTGGTACACCTTCGTGATCTATCAGCAAGCGAACATCTGCACCGTCGTTAAGAGTTTTTGTAAATGCCCCACGACGTACAAACTCTGTGAATGGTAGTGGTTCCGATGGAGAGTCAAACACTGCTGCATACCCAATAAGTTTGGTGCCATCTTCCGACGCGCGAACTTCCATGTTTGAGAAAGCGATACGACGTGTTTCTGTTTCGTCGCGCACTACCCAATTGATTGTATTTGTTTCGGTCATAGTATTGCGAATGTTATCAAATGAACTTGGCACTGTGCGACTATCTTGCAACTTTGAGCGTTCTTCTTCTAATCTTGCGACAACACCTTCTGCATATTGCATTGCGCGTGTGGCTGCTGCCTTTGTAGTACCAGATCCCCAAAGCAAGTGCGCCACCATGCCTGCCGTTATGTCTCCTTCTGCGACACCTTCTGCTTCTAGATCAACCAAGTGTCGCGCAATCCAAGGTGCGATCTTGCGCCACTTTTCCTCAGTGACGTCACCTGATGCCATTGACCGCGCATCTTCAACTGTTTGTGGTTTCAAACCATCACCAGACAATCCTTCTTCGTGATACTTCAAACCACGTTTGGCGTTAGCGCGCATGAACTCTGGCGCGGAAAGATTGACCGCGCGATCTTCTGGCACATCTATTTCTTCATCTTCGTATGGTTGCCACGCGTTGCAATAGTAAGCACCATCAACGTATTCATTCCATTTTATGCAGTACGCTTTTGTGCCATCTTCACTTATGTTTTCTTCATCGTAGAAAGCACAGTTGCCACACGCACGATCTTCTGGAACATCATCGGCAAGTGCAGGTCTGTAATTATCGGGAAGCGCGCGCAATGACATTAGTTAGTCCACGTCAGGCGTCAAGACACGCACATTCGTAGTACCTGTATTTGTAATCCCATAAAGAGTTTCTCCTGAAGGGACAATTATTGTAATGGTTTGATTATTAGGAAGATGCAAACCATCAGATGTAGTGACTGTACTGTTACCCAAATATGTACTTCCACTTGTTGAATGAAGATAACAAGTGCGTGGAATGTTGTCTGCTGCTACAACCAATGTTGGTGACGTAGTTACCGTTACTGCTATTGACTTCATAGTGGTGGTTCCTTATCTGTTCCGAGAGTAGGTAGATCGCCACCTTCAACGCCAGCCATTGGTGCGCCAGCAACACCAAGAACGAACTGATCACCACCGTCGTATGGTTCACGGTTCTCCATAGCGCGCGCTTCGTTAGGTGTAAGTGTTCCCGACATAATCATTGACTGTTGTGCGCGTACACGCGTACCAAGATCAGCACGTTGAAACTCATCAGCATTGAAACGAACACGCTGATCAATTGGCAACATTTCTGACAGTGCATCTTCAAGCCTTCTCATGTATGGCAACAATGTAAAGCGCACGAAGTTAATACCAGCAGACTCAATGTTCTGATACGTCTGTGAGTCACCGCCAGTACCGTTTATCAAATGCAATGGCACACGATAGGTACGGGCAATGTCGCGCACGATGGCTTCACGATGTTCAAGCATCTGCATATCAGCAGCAGACGTTGTGACTGGTTTCCACTTCAAACCGTTAGTCAATACGGCAGGTCTGCGTCGTTTGTAGTGAGCATCTTCCCAAGTGTCACGCAATACTTCTGCTGCATCTTTTGACATAGCCTGATCTGTTTCCAATACAGATGATGGCGTGGCACCTTCACCATAGAACTGAGCCAAGAATCTGTCCATCGCAATAGACATTCCAATAGTGTTGCGTTGCGCTTCCAATGGAGAGATAGGACGCAAACGATCTGGAAGATCTAACCAAGACACTTGACGTATGTGATCCTTAGTCATTCTTGTTTTGTTGTATGTGTAGATCATCTCGTCATTATCAATAGTTATTGCCACAGACTTTGGTGGAAGGTTGCGCATCTCAACAGGTAATCCATTTGAACCAATAGGCGCATAGATGAAGTCCACGCCATGTAGTGCGATCATTGCGCAAGCCTGATGTATGAATTGATACATCGTCTGGTGCGCGTTTGGTTTTATGAACACAGATGGCGTAGATAGTTTTTGTATTCTGCCATTTGAATCTTGCACAAGTTCTAGTGGCATTGATGCGATTGAGTCTGCAATCAATGTGACACTGGCAAGAACCGCTGACGATGCCATTGCTGTCACTTCATCAACTATCTCGCCTGAGTAGTTATTGAATGCTGGTCGTGCTGTTACTTGATATGGGTCAATAGAGACAGGCAGTGCGCGTCGTTCTGTTTTTCGCCAAACACTCATGCTGATAATCCGCCTGCCAAGATCAGAAGTATTCCACCCACAATGAATGCAATCCCCATAGAGAATACAGCAATACCATACATCAACGCTACAAAGCCCACTACTTCAAGCAATGTGCTGAAGATCATTTGTGGCTCTCTAATTTTCTTTGTGAGTTTTCTAATCCCAAACATTCAATACCTGTGGTTCTGTTCCTGTGCGTGGTCGTGAGTTCGCGCGATCCAATGCCATCACCATAGCAATACACGCGTCAATCTTTCTTTTTGACTTTCCTTTGGATAGTCGCCAACCGTTCTCAGTCATACGTTGCGCTGCTGACAACACCTGATCCGTAAACGTCGGTGAACCATCATGTGCCACGCGGTTTGAAACTATGAGTTCGTAAGCGTTTCCGCAGGCAGGTATCATGCGTGAACTTGTCTGTGGGTACTCAACCATTGGCAGACCATCATCGGAAAGCACTTCTGCTGACCGTTGAAAATACGCAGGGTCATAAGCAAACTCTTGAACGTTGAAGTTCAAATGAAGATCACGCAAATACAATTCAACATCAGCAACATCAACACCCTCATCTGAGGGTTGCCATATCTTTGAACGAACAGCGAACTTGCCTTCATCGTTCTTCTGCACAGACACGATTGCTATTGAGTCATGCTTCAATGCCATGTCAATACCCACATACGTTGGTGTGTCCCTATCAAACTCAACTTCACATACTGACTGTTCCCAAGCACCAATAGGTAGCCACGATTCTTGTGAACGTACCCACTGGTTCAGACGCCAACGACGGAACGCCATTTCAGAAGTCTGCTTTGTGGCTGTCATTAGATCTTCGGGATCAAGCAAGCCCTCAGCCACGTTTGGATTAGAGATGTGCCATTGACGTTCATCATCAATTTTGCAATCTGCTTTTGCTTCCCACCACCAGAAACCGAACGCGTCATCATCAACTTCTTTTGCTGCGACACTCTTACCGTATTGATACAACTGACCGCACACTGAATCAAGGTCATAGCCTGCTGTTGTAATTGAAACGACTAATGGTTCAAGACGCGCACCAGAACCAAGTGTCATCTGGTCATACAAGTCTGCTGTTTGTTGATTCCATAACTCATCAAACAAAACAAGTGAAGGGTTGAGTCCTGCCTGACCGCGAAACTCTGACGACAGTACGCGGAACACAGAACCAAATCTTGGCATCTCAATAGCGTCGCGATACACGTTGCACTCTTTAGAAAGAATCGGTGAGTTCATTATCTGTGCCTTGGCTTCACCGAAGATGATGCGCGCCTGCTGACGATCACCAGCCACCGCGTAGATCTCCGCACCTGCCTCGCCAGCAACCATTCCATACACAGCGATGGCAGAACCAATAAGTGACTTACCTTGCTTACGTGGCAAACCAATCAACGCGCGACGGTAACGCAGACGACCATCATCGCGACGTTCATACAAAGAACGTAAAAGCCATTGCTGCCAATCTGTGAACTCCAAAGGCAAGCCTGCGCGGAAACCTTTAAGCACCGTGAAGTTATCCAAAGCGAAGTCAATGATCTCGTCACCGTCAGTAACTTTATTTTTTCTGGGCGTATAGAACGCAGGTTCCCACTTCGCCTTAGGATCTAGCGCGCTTCTGCGCGATACGTTTATTGAGTTCTGCGAATCCACCTGCTGCCGTTCCTTCCGATGAAATGTTACCGCGTTCAGTTGGCGAGAAACCTAAGTCACCTAACAAAGAAGTAATCAGACGATCCAGTTCGCGCAAACCACGACGCGCTCGCCAATCCGCAGGATCAGTCGCGACACGACCACGCATCAACATTCTTTCGTCAATCAACTCACAGCAGATCAGCATCAATTCTGAATCCACAGTTGGCTTTAACCATGTGGCTCCCGATAGCCACATACGTTCCCACAGTTCTGTTCCGTATTTCCCTAACGGTCTTTGTGCTTCGGGAACTTTGTCTGGCTCAACCGATGGCAACACGATGATGTTCTTCGGCAATGCGCGCTTTGACGGATTCCCCAAACGTTCTTTGCGTTCAACTGGTTTCGGTTTCCTGCCTGATCCCTGACCACCCATATCAAATACCTGCCCTTTGTAAAGATCTTTGCGTGATGAAATAAAAGTCATGACCCAGATATAGGGCTGATGCGTTTAAGACGCTTACAACGCGCGAGAGCGCGCGATGCGCCGAGTCAGGCACCAACAAAAACAAGTTATTTCGCGGATATGCGCAGAGGCTCGGCATCAGGGTGCTGTAATCAAGCCTCATGGAAAAAAGTGTGGGACGGGTCATGGCATGGGCTTTGGGGTGATGGGTTTGTTGCCACGTCGTGAGTTGCATGATCTGTGTGCTGGCGCGAGTGGGCTGAGTGGGTCGCCTGCGATGATGTGGTCTGCTGTCCAAGGATCGTTTGTCTTGGCTGTTTGTCCGCATAGCCAGCAGTGTGTGGCTGTGTCGCGTATGGCTTTGGCGCGTTTGCGGTAGTCGCCTGCGTAGTGCGGTCTGTGTTTCTTTGGGTGTTGTGCTTCGTATAGTTTGGCGCATCGTTCGCAGCGTGATGTTCGCGTTGTCAGTTGTGCACAGTTCAGGCATGGGCGTCTTATAGGCATTGTTGGATTCTTTGTTGGATTGTTTCAATGATTATGTTTGTGGGTTGTGATGCGTCTATTGGAATGGCGTTGAACGTTTGGGCGAGTGTGGTGACTTTGGTTTGTCTGCCTGCGATCCAGTTGGCGTTCTGTAATGGTTTGTCGTGTTGTTGGGCGCGTTGTGTGCGTCGTTGTTCGGTAACGGTATCAGAGGCTTGAAGGTTGAATAGCAGCAGTGTCGCGTGTTGTTGTGCGGTTGTGAAGAATCGCGCATTGGATAGCCTGTCTCCTTCTGCGATGATGAGTTGAACGTTGTGCCATACGCAGGTCTGCATGAAGTCGCTCATGTGGTTGATGGCTGTATAGGACAATGTGTCTGTTCCGCCGAATGGTTCTGTGTCTTTGCCTATGACTACTGCCCTGCCGTATGGTGTGTTGTAGTGGCGGTGGGCGAATGGTTTGGTTGCTTCCATTCGTAGTGTCCAGTCGTTGGTGAGTTGTTTGACTGTGGTGCTTTTGCCTACACCTGCGACACCAATCAGATAGATGATGATCATGACAGGCTGATGATCCATTGTTCTATTGCGTGTGGTGTGATTCCGTATCCTGATCGCGCCAGTGAACCGATAGTTGTTGATGGATTGCCTAATTGCGGTAGTTGTGGTTGTGCTGATGTGGCGCGTGTGTTGCTGACCAGTTGCCAAGCATCTGACTGTGGAACGATCTCTAAGTTCTCTGCGATGGATAACATTCGCCACACTTCATCTTCGGCTTTGTTCTTGTCTGTATGGATAGATGAGCCAAGCACGACGTTGCCTGTATGTTCCGCGACGGTCAGCGCGTGGAATGGTCTGAGGTGATGCACTCTGAGTGGCGCGCCAATCATTCTTATCTGATCGTTGAATATGGTGCAGCCTGCCATCGGTTTGAATGTGTCGTACAGGTTGGTGTCGTGCGCGCCTACCGCGACCAGTACAGCATCTCCTTTGAGGGTTTGCTTATCGGTTGTGACAGTTGTGCCATTGATGTTGATCACTTGCTCGCGAATGTTCGGTTCTACGAGCAGACCGATTGGTTCTACAAGCCACCAGTCGCGTTGTAGTTGTGGCTCTGGTTTCTTCCATGATGACACCAACGCCTGTTGTGTGATGGTTGCGTTCCATCGTTCGTACCATCGCCAAGAGTGTTGTGCGTCTTGTCTGCCGTTCTTGCCAAGCCATTGTGGGCGGATCGTTGCCAATGCAGCGCGTGAAGCAGCCAGTTGTGGTGTGGGATCTATGACTGTTGTTTCCCAGCCGTAGTATTCGCCTATCCTTTGCGCACATGATCCTGCGACGCCAGAGCCGACAATGATTATCTTTCTCATCGCAACGTTCCTTCCATTCGGACTATTGGTCTGCCACCTTTGGTTTTGTCGTATGCGTAAGCCTTCAATCCCAATCGTTCGTATGCGATACGGGCAGGTTCATTGTCATCATTGACGACCAGTCGCCAAGTGCGGTTGGGGTGGAGAGCATCAATGTGGTACATGAGTTTCGTTGCGATACCTTGACCGCGTTTGTGTGGCACAACGCCTATCTCGTATAGAGATATGACTTGTTCGCGTATCAATGGTTTCGCTACTGCAAATGCAATCGGTGAACCATCTTGAACTATGAACACTTCACCCTTGCGATAGAAGTCAATCAGGTTTCGTATGCCGAAGTAGTCACTGACGTGCTTCCCACATTGGCGCACAATCGTTTCAACCAGAAAGCGATCTGTGAGTGTTGCTGTCCTAACGGAAAAGGACTGCGCGTTGTTGCTTGTAGGCGCGTTTGCGTTCATCGTCCGTAGTATCCCAACCATTTATCTCACCAAGATATTCCACAGGTATCGTGGCACATCTCGCTTCAAAAGCCTTCTCTGTTAGTGCTGATGGTACAGCACGTAATTGACTGATCATAGCGTCAATGTCATAGCCGACGTAATACCTGCCTTCAAGCATTGAATGGAAGTCACACAATGATGTTTCTGCCGTTTCAAGAGTTGCTGGCGCACCTTCTGCTCTTAGTCGTTCCACTAACTCTAAGGACATACGATCCAATAGGGCAATGTCGCGTTCGGTGTTGCCTGTTGGCGCGTTTGGATAAAGCAACTTCAATCCATGCTTTGAGCCTGAACCGTTCTTGTGTCCCATGTCTGTTGCTTCCAATGGCAATCTATTGACCTTCATGAGCATCTCTGAGGTCTTGTATGTTGCCCACCTGCCGTTGCCCCAGATTGATTGCAGCATTACTTCCATACGCGACCATGATCTTCTTGGGTCATTGGTGATGGCACGTTGCACAAATGTTTCTAGTGGTGCGTGTTCAAGCAAATGTGTCAAGTGCCTTTTGAGTTTGTCTGGTGACCGATGTGCGCGTCGTTCTGTTCCGCAAGGCAGTCGCAACATGGCATCGCTTGGCACTACTGGATATGGGTGTTCATGCCATACTGCGAGTGCTGAACCGATGTGGTAGTAAGCGACGTGCAAGAAGGTAAGCCAGAGTGCTGATTCGTTATCAACATCTTTGTTGATGTATTGCAAGACTGGATAAATGGGATCTATGTCCCACGAAACTATTTGTTCAGTATGAAACGCCACGTAGTCTTGCCAAAGGTTTGTAGCGGTCACTTCTTTTTCGTTCTTGCTGGGTTGCTACTGCGTGAACCTTTGTATGCAGAGTTCGCTGCACGATCTAGTTCTTCTTCGCGCGATAGGCATACTTTGATTCTGTCTTTGACATACCAAACCAAAGTGAATCGGTAAGCATCTCGGTGTTGTAGTGCTACTGGTGATACACCATGCCAATACTTCTGTCCGTTGAAAAATGTTATTGAGCAATCAGGTACAGCAATTGTTTCGTCGTATTCAGGCAGATGCAGTGCGCCACCAACGTCGCCTTTGCGTAGTGCCAACATCATTGACCAACTGTCTTTGAGATTGCCCCTGTCTTTGTGGTACGGCAGAACGTTTGTGTGGTTGATGATCCCCGAAGTGAACGGGCAGTTTTCTAGCCACCAATCTCTATGTATGGATTCCGCGACTACTGTTTCGTGGTTCATTGTTTGTTCAGGCAATGTCTGCTTCAACATATTCCACAACACAGGTGTCAAGCGTTCAAGACCATAACCAAGTTCAGGGTTCTTTGTGTAAAGCGCAGAACGGTTTATTGCGTAACGTCGTTTCAAAGTATCTGGCGGTATGTAACCAAACCATTGTTCTTTGGCTTTTATTCCCGATGCTCTTTGCATTGAACCTGTGCGCGCTTGCGTGTAGTTTCCTTTGAGCCGTAGATGGCGCAGCAAGTTAGGCAGATCAATAATTGATGCCAGATCTATTTTCTTTTGAAGAACAACAATCTCGTTCGTATCTGCATCTTTGATAGCAACGTCGTGTTTGATGCCACTAAGTACATCAGCGAATCTATTTGCTTTGTCTTTGTCTGGTTCCCAAGTTTGGAATTGGCGTTCAATTATTTCCATTGTTCTATTAAACGCTTTACAGCCTGACTGTAATCTTTGACGTCAAGTTCGGTAACAATTCTGTCTAACTTGGCAACAAGTTCTTTGTGTGTATCTTCTTCATAGACGAGGATCAGACTGCGAATTGTTTTGTCGTAGTAGTTATCGCTGTTGTCGTGTGTGCCACCGTCGGCTGTTGTGTTGCCGTGGTTGTATTCGGCTTTGAAAAGAATGTCGTCAAGATCATCGCCTGAATACATTGATCCCTCTAACGCCAATGTTGTTGTGGCAAGTTCTTTGAGTAGTTCGGCAAGCGCGTTGTCGTCGTATGACGCTAGATCGTTTGTGCGATTATCTGCAAGCAAGATGCGTAGTGCGCGATCATCGTCACAATCTACGAACGTTGCTGCGATCTCTTTCCAGCCGAGTGCCTTTGCTGCTTTGAGTGTGTGGTTGCCTGCGAGAACATGACCTGTGGATCGTTGAACAACGATTGGTCTGTACTGCCCGTTGTCTTTGAGTGATTGGCTGATGGCACCAATGTCTCCCTGTCGCACGTTGCGTGGGTGGTTTGTTACTGATCCAATCGCAATGGCGTGTTGGGCTAGTTCTTCTCTGATCATAATGACTCCTTCTAAGTGCCATCATCATAGTCACTCAGCGAATAAGCCTGCCACAAGTATGAGCATCATTATCAGATAGACGATTGCGAACATCAGAACACGTTTGTTAGTCATACGCGGTTCGTTCTAGTCGTCGGCATTCGGCTTCTAGTTCTTTGATGCGTGTCCGCAAATGCTCTATGAGATCTATTGTCTGATTCTCTAATTCATTGGCGCGAATGTACGCATTGCGCATTTCGTTCTCGTCACTCATATGTATTGTGCTTCAAAGAATGTCGGCTGATAGGCAGGTAACGTCATCGGCAATTTGTTGATCAGGTTGTTACGCCACAGTGTCGCGTAGGTAAGGCAGTCAGAGCATCGTTGCGCTTTGTGCGTACATTCTGGTAGGTGTATTTGTCCCATACGTGCCGTAAAAGACCACGCCATTGAATCTGCTGATTGCATTAGATGATGTACCTTTTGTAGTCCTAGTGTTTTCATTCCGAATCCATGCAATTTGATTCCTGTCCTAGTTGTCTGGTGAATGATTGTTGCTATTTCGTTTGTTGCTTGTCTGCGACATACAGATCCAATGCCAACTGTTTTTTCTTTTGTGAGATCTATGCCAGCGTTGTTGAATGCGTCAATGTGTCGTAAATAGTCATCGGCTGTCTGACCTTGAATTACAGGAATGATTGGAAGGTCTGCTGCCATGTGGCGCAACGTTAAGAAGTTTTCAATCGTCAAACGTTGATGGTCTTTAACTGTTAAACCTGTGCGCTCCAGCATTGCATCTTCACACATAAGATCCTGTTGTGATGCCCAATCAAGGTTGCCGATCTCATCTTTGTATCTTCTAATTGCGGTGACGTATTCTTCTGGTGTTGTTACCCATTTGCCGTTCATTGACAGTTCTGTGAATCCACCGCTATCTAGTGACCAGCGAACTTTGGCTTGTGGCAATGTCTTAAACTTGCGCAACGTTCTATGAGATACGAACAATGGCACCGACGATAAACGCAGCCAGTGTCCTTTGTTTGTCCCTAGATAAAAACAATCCATCAGTTACTTTTCTTTGCGGAACATCAAGCCACACATCACAGCACTAATTATCAAAGCAATAGTTAAGAAGTCACTCATCGGTCACTTGTCTTTACCCAACATGAACCCAAGAAGGAACACCGACGTAATCAAAATAACAAACGTCAGCAAGTCCAGCATCAGAAAACTTCTTCTGCCACCATGTATGACTCAACCGATTCAAAGCGTAATTCAATACCAATCGCGTCAGCGATCAGTTCGTGCTTTTTCTTCTTCTCGCCATCTTTGGTTTGATAGTCAGATACGTCAAGCCTGCCTGACACAATCACTCTGGTGCCTTTGTGGATTGACTTGATGGCGTTCTCGGCGAGAGA